GATTTCCGCGCCGCCCGTTTGGCGGCGGCCACGCCTGACTTGCCCGAACGCAAACCGGGATGTTGTTTTAACAAGCTAACCCGTACTGGTTCGCGCGTCAGTCTGATTTCGGGTACGGATAGGAAGCCGAACCTGTTTTCTAAGCCTTCGAAATTTACAAGGCACAAAGCAATCAAAGACTTTTTCATTTTCAGACGGCCTTTCCATTAACGCCCAACTCGCGGGCAACCGCATCCGCCACCGCGCGGCAGATAATCCACTTGCGCTCTTTAAACAGCTTTAAATCCGCGTCATTGCTGATAAAAAACGGCTCGAACACAATGCCGCCGTTCTGTGCATAAGCAAGACGGCTGTGCTGGCCCGCATTGTCCGGTTTAAACCCGCCGTCGCCGCGCAGCTTCCAGCCGGTCGCATCGGCCACGGCACGGCTCAACACTTGGCACCAACGCTTGTTTTTCGGCGTACTCAATGCCTCGACGCCTGTCGCCGCTTTGCTGGCGGCAGCGTTAGTGTGGAACTCAATTGCTACATCCGAACCGTGTATCAGTTTGACGGCCTCGCGCAACGGCATATTGCCTTTGCCTGTGCCGTCGGTTTTGACCGTCAAGCTGTAGTCATCGCGCAAAATAGATGCCACGATATTGCGCATATCCTGCGCCAAGTCCGCCTCGCGGTCGCTGCCGTTCACCGCGCCCGGGTCGGTGTTGCTGTGGCCGGCGGTCAACGTAACGGTTTTTGTCATAATCGCTCCCGATTGGATTAAATTGGATTAAATTGGTTTAGGTTTGATTATGCTTTCCGTACTGTCGGGGGACGGGCGGCAGGGATGCAGTAAGCGGGCGGCGGGCGGATAAAAAAAGCCCCGCAACGGGGCGGGGCAAAAGGGGATGGATGTCAGACAAAGAGCAATGATTGTACATCGGGAGGGGCAGGCACGGCATCGGGCAGCTTCAGGATGTCCCACACCCGCCGCGTGGCCAAATTGTAGTCAAGGGCAAGGTTGTTGATGGCGAGGTTGGACGACATCCGCCCTTCGCGGGTGTAGTGGTCGAAGTCGCGGCGTATGGCGCGGTTTCGGATGGCCAGCATCACGTCGTAGCACTTCGGAATTTGAATTTTATATTGTCCGGCGTACGCCGTTTCTATCTTAGCCGCCGCGGCCTCGCCGACATATTCCGACAGCACGGCATGCAAGACTTTACCCTGCTTGGTTTTGTTTTGACCGACCGGCATCACCGTACCGCCCAAGTGTTTGACCAACACTAAGGCCGCTTCAAAACCCGCCACCGTAATCAGTGCCGTTACCGATGCGGGTAACAGGTGGGAAAAATCCCGCACATCTTGTTCGCTCAAACGTTCGTAAGCCATTTATTCCTCCGTCTTCTTCTTTTTACGGTTGGCGGCAATCTGCAAAGCCGCCACCAGTTTGTGCAACTGATCATTGTCCAGATACTCGACTTTTTCGCAGCCAAACATCCGCCGCGCCATCGCATGTGCGTAGTTCCAGTGATAACCGCCGTCAGCCAGCAGGGCTTCAACCTTGTCCATCATCGCGGCCGCCGTCGTGCGGCGCAGGTGCGGCCTGCCGTGCTTCTCCCGTGCCGTAGACGTAGACGGCTCATTTCGTCAGCCACGCGCTCCAGCTCGCCGATATCCATCACCGCGCACGAGTTTTTACCCGTGATGCGCAGCAGCATGGCGCGGTAGGCCTCTTCGGCAATCGCGAGTTCTTTTTGGGCGATCTTGATTTTGGCAATCAGTCCGTTGCGGCTTTTCATGATTAAAATACCATATATAGTAAAATATCCGCTATTATACAGCAATTTAATACTATATATAGTATTTAACCGATTGTTGGTAAATAAAAAAAAGGCCGTCTGAAACAGCGTTTGAACTGTTTTCAGACGGCCTTTTATTGTCATGCTACTCGAAAAACCAGCCATCAAACCCGCCAACCACAACAAGGGCGGCCTGATAACGAATATCCGCGCCGGTGTCGTAGTCCGTGTGGCAAAACGGCTCTATCAGCGCGTAGTACGCCTGTCCCGTCTTGAGCAGCGACGGCTCGCAGCCGTGCCGTTCGGTGTATGCCGTATATGCTGCATTCAGTTGTTCTTCCATATTCGCCTCCTGTGGGGGCAGGATTATACGGGAAACGCCAAACTGAAGCGGGCTGTACTCATCCCGCTTGGATTTGGGGTTTCAGACGGGCGGCATACCCTGCCGCCCGTTATCATCAGCCATCAACCCTTGAGCAAATCCTTCAGCCCTTTGGCCGGTTTAAACTTCGGCGCGCGGGTGGCGGGGATGGCAATCGTCTCTCCCGTTTTCGGATTGCGCCCCTGCCGCGCGGCGCGTTCCGCCGTGGCCAGTGTGCCGATGCCCGGCAGGGTAACTTCGCCGCCTTCGAGCAATTCGACCTTCACCGCCTGCTCCAGCGCGGCCAGCACGCGGTCGGCTTCGGTTTTGCTGACGTCGGCGTGTTTGGCCAGTACGCTAATCAATTCGCTTTTTTTCATGGTGTTAACTCCGTTTTAAAGTGGTTTAAATGCGGCAAACCGTGCCGCGCGGTTGGTTTATTGCCTATTGACCAAGTCCGGCTCTTTGCCGGTTATCTGCCTAATTTCACTCTTGAGGACGGCCAGGCAGATAAGGCCTGCGTTTTGGGCGATGCTGCCGCCGTCTTCGTCATCCTTCGGCATCGGTTCGTCGATATCATGGCCTCAAGGTTGTTCACCTGTATCAGTTGCGCGGCATATGCCGCCGCTGCCGCACTGTCGCTGCCGGATTGTGCTTCTTCGGTCAGCATGTCCAGCCAGCGGATGCGTTTCAGCGTGAATCCTGATGTCAGGACGAAGGCGATTTGGTCTCGCCAAACCAAGCCGATTTCTGTAACCGTCATGCCCGAATCCAAATGCTGCCTCACATCCTCACTTGTGAGGTCTTTGTTTTTGATGCGGACGATGGGTGCGGCATCCCCCGCGCCGGTCAGGGCGACTTCCGAATCAAATTCAAAACCGCACTCACATTCGCCGTCCCTCATCCATTGGGTCAGCAGGCCGCCAAGCGAGTAAACGGTTGTCGGGAAGGCAGCATTCAATCCGCCCAGGGCGAGGCGCAGGGCCACCAACAACCTTTCGGCGCGCGCCGCCGACGCGCTGTCCACCATCAGGTAGTGAGGGGTCAGGATGGCGGCGGTGCGGCTGCTGTTGGTCAATGCCTGCGGCAGCAGGCCGTCTATCACGGCTTGGCGCAGTTCCTTCTTCTCTTTCCGCCCGACCCTTCGTTTTTCTTCCGCTTCGATGCGGTCAGTTTTTTCGTTCAGCTTTTCGGTTATCGTACTCGTTGGGATGACCCGCTCGTCGCGGCGCAGGCTGATACGCATCGTATCTCCCGCTTGGAAAACGGGCGAGCCGTCAAACGGTGTCGGTGCCGTGAAGCCTTCGCCGTACCATTCGAGGCTTGAGGGTGGGACGAACGGCACGGCGGCCAATGCCGCCATCAGCATATCGGCATCGGGCTGTTTTTCGATGGGGTAGAAAGTCAGTTGTTTGTACCACATTATGCCCCCTCCTCATCGGTCAGTACTTTGTTGGCTAAAAAACATGCGTTCATTCTATGTCTCCCCTGCAGATGGCGTTCAATACGGCGGCGTGGGCTTGAGCGGCTTCGCGGGTTAAGTGGCAGAGGTTTGCCACCAGCAGTCCCTTATCGGTACGCAACCCATCCCAAGCATCTTCCTGCGCAACAAAACTTAGGGTGGTGAAGCTAAACTCTACAAAATAATAGGTTGCCCCTTCAGGTATATTTCCAATCGGTTTCGGAAACTCGTGCCGTCCAACTTTGATGATCTCGGGTTTGCGGCGGTATTCGCTGCAAACGAACCAAGCCGGATGTTTTTCACACTGATGCCATCCGCGGTCGCTGTTATACTCCCACCGTTCCCATGGTTCTTCCGTTTCTGCTGCGTCTTGTGCGTATTGCAGCATTAGGGCTGCGTGTTTATGTGCTGTCATTTTTTACCTTTCAATTAAAATTTAAATTAGACGGTTTAATTTTTATAAAACGGCGGCGGCGTCATCCTTTGAGCCGCATTGATAAGTTTGCTTATCAACACAGCCGTTTGCTGCGCGCCTGTTTTGTCTTTTGCATCATCTATCGGTAGGTCGCCCTTGAAATTAACGGCGGTGCCTTCGGGTAGGTCTTCGATTTCAATAATGATTTTTGCCATTTTCACACCTTAGCCACATCCAAATTCATCAGCTGATACTCCCCATCCTCGCCGCGCCGATACACCCGCACAAACGGCTTGCTGATATGCACCTGCAAACTGTCGGAGAGCGCATCCATCGCCCGTTGCCATTTTTCGTCGGTGATTTGCAGGCGGCGCAGACCGAGGACGCGGGCGGTGCTGATATTGCCTTCCTTATCCACCTGAAACGCCGCGTTAATCAGCGTTTTCAATTCCGTGCGGCTGCCTTCCGTCCATTCGTTGATGCACTCGTCAATCAGGGCTTTAGCGGCAATCAAACCTTCGTCGAATACCAACGTGTCCTGCATGGCAAGGTTGACGCGGTACGCGCCGTCGAAGCTGTGTAGGCTGATATTGCCTTTCTTGCCACCGACAGATACGTCGTATCGGTCGGCACTCAACTGTACAAACGCTGCAATATCGTCCATAGCCTCGCGTTTGAAGGCGATTAAGTTATCCTGTACCGCGCGGGCTTTGGCGGCGATTTCCTGCACCAGTTCGTCGCGCAGCAGGTCGATTTCTTTAATATTGGCCAGCGGCACGAGATTGCCTTTGGCATCCTGTTTGTATTGGGTTTTATCAATATTCATCTTTTTTCCTTTAAACTTTTACTACTTTCAAATCGCCTTCTTGGGCTGCTCCGATACGGTAAGACCATGTTCGTTCACGTTTTTCTTTAGGTCTAACATAGGCAACTTTAAATTCACTTATGTCGGCATACACAACTCCACCCCGCAGAGGTTCGTGAGTTATTGGCAAGTTGCCATGCTCTGCCTTCAAGTCTTCCAATCGCCTGATTAAGTCTGATATGCGTGGATTACTCGGCCAAATTCCATTTTCCATTTTTTCATTTACCTTTCTGCCTTTCGGCATTAATCCTTTTACACTCATCCACCGACCGGTGGCGTGGACCGTGTATCCAATCCCTGTCCATGCAAGGGGAGCTTCCCAGCAGGCTGAGTGTCTGTTTGAGTTTGGCGGCCTGCGCTTTGCCGTATTCGGTCGGGTGGTGCTTCTTTTCCAGCCTCGGCACCATTCTGACTTCGGGCGGCGGCAGGTGTTTGATAAGGTCGACAGGGTTGGGCCACTCTGACGAGGACGCCGCGATAGCCCTAAAGGCTGCCTGTATCCTGATTCCGTCCTGTTCCTGCTGCCACGGCCGGCTGCTCAGTATGCCCAACCAAAGTTTGGCGACGGCCGTCAAATCCGCCGAAGCGGGGCGGCCTTTGAGGTTCAGCGCGGAAAGCATGGCAAGCCCCTGTGCGATTTCCTGTTTCAGCCAGCTATCGTTCTTCCCCATTTGCCCACTCCATCAAATTCTGTACGCCGCCGCGCAGCTTGGTATTGACTGTCACCGCATCCGCAGGCATCGGACAGGCAGGCACTGCCGCAGCGGCCGACGGCTGCCATTTGCTGACGATTTCGTACAAATACCCATGAGATTTAAGCGGCGTTTTCAGACGGCCCATATCACGCGCGGCCAGCGTTTCGGTAAAGCCATGTATCCATGCCGCCGTAGGGGCGGAGTAGGACACGCCGTCACGTTCGACGGTTGCAGCCTTAATAGACGGCAGCAGCTCGTTCAACAGTTTCGCCGTCCGCGACCAGCTCAACTGCGACTTGGCGGGGCGGAACAGGCCGATATAGCGGATGGCCGCCTTGCCCAACTCGGCATCCATATCCAACACGGCCTTCAGCACCGCCGATGCGTCGGTATCGTTAATTAGGCTGTCTAGGCTATGCACCGCGCCGCAGTTCGGGCATTTGATGTTCATGACTCGCTCTCCCATAATGTTCGCCGTTCAACCGTCTTAACGGTTTTGACGACTTTCCGTTCCCATTTTCCGCAGTGGCGGCATTTGCGTGATTGCTTATTGGCATAGACCCATTTGTGATGCTGGTTAGTTAATGCACACCCTCCGACACGTTCGTATTCATCCCATTTGACTTCGGCGACAACCTCCGTTTCAGAGTTTTTAATTAAATAACATGTCTCATCTGTTATTTCGGAGGCGTAACAAATCCTGCTACCAATAAAGTCTCCAAGACCGTCATCAATAAACCAGCCGATATACCAGCCTAATCCATCTTTAAACTTAACAATTCGCGGATAAGCTCCTAAAGTTTCACGCAGTTTGGATTTTTTCTTCAAAAACCGGAAAATATAGCCAATGTATTTAGGGTTTTTTTTAGGATCAAATTTATCGATACTCATCACATTTCCTCCCACATCAAAACCGCCTCGCCCAACGTGGCCGCCTCCGCCGTCTTTAACACGCCGTCAGCCGCCCGTGCGACGACGGTATAGCTGCCGCCGTCTGCTTTGCAGATGTGCGTTCATTTCTCATGCCCCTATCCGTTTCACTTCTTCCGTGCCGCTCATGGCGTGATGCAGTTGCACATTTTTCCCCGCATCCGCCCCGCTCCTCCACGCCTCAAACTGAGCATAACTGCCTTGCAGCTTTGACGTTTTGGCATCTCTTGTTGCCGCCACGACCATGTCCGGATGTTTTTTCTTGGTGTAGGCATCCATGACGGCCTTTTCTTCGGCGGGCATTTCAAAGCTTTTGACAACCTCCCATGCGCCGCACATCCAGCCATCGCAAAACTGGTCGGCAAGATAGCGACGGTGCGCAGGCTTTCTCGCACGGCAGGTTTTCAAAAAATTTCGGCGGGCGGCGGTAATCTGCCGATAAACTACCTCAAAGGCGTAGGCAGCAATTTCGGCGCGGTTGCCCAAGCCGTAAAACATCATCGTCTTGCCAAGCATGTAGCATTCGCAGCCGAACACGTCGGCAACCATGTTCGCCACGTTCCATTGCCACTGCGCCAATTTAAACGCCATTTTCCGCCCGCCACGTTGCTCTCCAATGTCCGATAGGACTACATCCGCATCGCTAATTTCGTACTTCCGCATCAACGCCTGCGCCTGTTTCAACGCCTGCGCCGCTTCGTGCTCGTTAGCCGATTTACCCAAAGCCAAACACTTTTTAATCTTGTCCAATACCTTTTCTTTATCCATTTTCAACATCCTCATTCTTCAAAAATGCGCCAACCCCGATTCAAAATCCTCCGCCGTCGGTTCAAACGGCATCGGCGGCACTTCGCCCGGCATCGGCCATTCCGCCATGCGTCCCTGCGGCGGGGATTCGGCCGACACCTGCCTCTCTTCCCAATCGGCAATATGCACCTGCACGGCTTCCTGCCGCACTGCGGGTACGGCTTCGCACGAGGGCAACGCGGCCATCATCCAGGCCGCAGGCACCGCCACCGCCCAATGCACCAGTTTGATTTTCAACTCTTCCATTTTTATAAAACCTATACAAAACAATTATTTATTCAAAACGTCAGGCAAAAAAATATAGACGCACCAAGGTCTTGGCTTTATCTCGCCCGATATTCTTCCCACTTGTCTTTCGGGTATTTGGCAATAATCCTGCCTTTTTTATTTTTCCCAACCAAGATTTCCACGCCGTCACCGCCGCCGTCCGGAAGGCCAGTAAAAGTGTAGAAATTACCTTCATATTCGAACAATCCGTTCTCAATCACTCTTTTTTCATATCGGATTCCCATTTTTTACCTTTCTGATTTTTTGCGTTTTTCACACGGCCTGATTTCGCATTTCTGACACGACCGCCAATGCTGCATCTTGATGGGGTTGTGCGTCGGTGCGGGGGCAAGTGCGATTTCGATACATTCGGTGCGATCCATACGGCGGCTTTCGAACGGGCACATTACCTTACGGAATACCTCCCTGACCTTGGCCGCCACCCTGTCGGGTTTGCCGCTGTATTTGCCGTTGAGTATCAGGCTGATGCTGGTCATGCTGTAGTGCAGCCTCGCCGCCGTCTTCGCCGTTCCATTTTTTTCCACTTCCTCTTTCAAGACGGCGAACCAGTCTTCTTTCATATAGTCTTTGTCATTCATATTCGGGCACATCCCTCAAAACAATTTCATCTAAGTTCGGGTCATAAACCTCTTTGACCGCCATCACATACGGCGCTTTCGACCCAGTGTTTTTCAACAGGACAAACGACTTTTTCCGCGCGCTGCCCGTGTTTTTCAGATACCCCGCCCGCTCCAAGGCCAGCGTGTAATACTTAACCATATCGCGGGATACATCGTGGGTCATGCGGACATGGGCAATAAGGCAATCAAAATCAAAAGTTTTAAGGATTTTCATCGTCCGCCAAAGAGCTTCGTGGATGCCGCACCTCGCCGCCGTACCGTCGGTTTTAAGGCGCGGCGCATCCGTCCCGCAGTCTCGTTCCAAGCGATAGCCGTAGCGTTTGTCGTAGCCGAGCGGGTATTGGATGCCCACATAACCCGCCTTGTGCAGGCATTTCAGGTAGGCATACACCGCCGGAGCTTGCAGGTCGCAGGATTCGGCGATTTCGGCGGTGGTTTGAAACCGTTCTTTGTGGCGGCGCAGGCAGTTCCATATTTCCTGCCGCCTGTTGCGCGGCTTGGTCAGTTCCACGCTCATAGCTTGACTCCCCGCTTCGGTGCATCGCCCTTGTAGAGGTCGGCTTTCGCGCACACCTCGCGCGTTACCGTATCCAAGCCCTGTTGGTTGGCCAGTTCCAGTAAATTGACCAGATTCACCGTCACACGGCGTACCGATCCGTGCGCCAAGTCCACCAGATAAGACAACGCGTCGCGCTCAAACGTCAGATCAGGCGCGTACACCTTCGCCAATTCTTCCGCGTCGGCCAAATCGACCGGTTGCGCAGGCACCCAAGCCAGCACACGCCCGTGGAAACGCTCGAATTTCTTTAGTTTGGTCGGCAACATCTCCTCGCCCACCAGCATCAGCGGGGCTTGGCTGCCCTCGTATATATCGCGCACCAACTCGACCATCCCGCTATGTGTAACCAAATAGTCCGCCTCGTCTAAAATCAGCGGCCTTTGGCTGGCTGCCAACTGCTCGCAAATAAGGTCTAGGCAGCCCGCCGCCGTCCGGGCAGGCGGCAAACCCATCTCGAAGCAGATTTTTTCCAACAGCGTCTTTTTGCTCCACGCGCTGCGCAGCTGCACATAGTAAGCGCGCGTCTCATTCGCCACAGCCACCGTCGCCGTCGTCTTGCCGAAGCCGGAAGGGCCGTACAACACACCCAAACCCGGCAAACCGTCCATACGGTTGACCAGCCGTTCCATCGCGACCGAAACCAGCGATAAATTGTTGATATTTGCAATTTTCATCGTATTTCCTTACTGGTTGAAACCCCGCCATTTATGGCGGTAGAATTAGACTTTATTTGGAAGGGGCGTAACCCCTTCCAAATCAGGGCAACACATAGGGCGACGCTTTATGTGTCGTCCTGTGTGTTGAAACTAAAAAGTAAGTAAACCTTGTTTAAAACCCCGAAAGGCCGTCTGAAATCAGGCCGTCATCACCCGTCTGGACAACGCCTTATACTCATTGCTTTGCGGATACCGCTCCAGCCATCTTTGCGCCTGCGGCGGCAAATCCGTTTGACCGCAAATCCGCTGATACAGTGCAAACCGTTCCGACGCTTCGGACGGTACCGACCAGCCCGCAGCGGCTTCCGTTTCAGACGGCCTCTTGACCGCCTTCACTTCCACCGTCTCTACCGTTACATCATCCGCACGGTTTCGGTGTTGCGACAGCGCGGCAGCTTTCGCTTTGACTTCCGCCATATCAAACACCACACCGCCGATATTGACGCGGGTGTCTTGGTGTTCCACAAGCAGGCTTGGGCGTGTTTCTTGGATAACGGCCTTTTTGTAGTCCAGCCGGTTTATCTGTCCCTGCAATCGCTTGTCTTTCGCCTGCTCCACCACTGCTTTCGGGTAAAAATCCCTTGCGTTGGCATCCCAGTCCGCCGCCGCAATAAACCGCCCGTCCATATCCAGCACCCACACGCGGTCGGCGTTGTGTTCGTTGTAGGCAATCCGTACCTGCTGCTGGTGGTATTCTTCCAGCAGCGGGCTGTAATAGCGGTTGTTGCGCAGCGACACTTCGCACCGCTGCACTGTGCGGATTTCTTGCGGCAAAAACAAAAACATCTGTTCTTCCGATTCGATTTTGACAAAACGGTCGCGCCGATCGGGGCTGTTTTCAGCCAGTGCAGCCTTCACTGCCCACAGCTCGTTCGGCGTTTGGTGCCGTACCGCGCCCGACACGTCCCGCACCTTTTCCATGCTGCGGTGCGGCGTGTCGTTGTATTCTTCCACTGCCGCATAAACCAGCCGCTTCATTTCTTCAAACGTGGGCAGCAGGCGAGGCGACAGGCTGGCGATGTTTTTCAGAGCGGGCAGGGACTGCAAATCCACCCCCATTTTCATTGCCTTGCGTGCCACTTTATGCGCGGTGCGGGACGCTTCGCCGTCCATGTCTGCACCGATATAGCTGTTGAGCCGTTTGGACAGCTTTACCAGCACCGTTTTGTGCAGCCGCTCAATTACACCGCGCGCCTGACTCGAATACGGCGCGGAAAACTTCATCGTCGTCCCCAGCCGCGCAAACAGCCCGGTCACTTCGTCTTGCAACAAACCGTTGGCATATCCCTTGCCGTTGTCGGCATTAAACACCGCCGCGCACCCGTGCCGTAGCACCATTTCAGCCACCGCGCCGCGTACCGCCCGTCCGCTTTCAGCGGTGTCCATGCCTACGCCCACAATCCGGCGCGTGCCCACATCCACAATCAGCGTGATTTCAGGGCGTATCGGCACGTTCGGGTTGTCCGGATGGCCGCATTCCGCGTCAAAGCACTGCCCGTCCGCCACCACAATGTCCAGCGGCAGATAGTCCTGCCATCTGCGGCGCACAAAGCCCTGCCGCGTTTTCAGCTCGCGTGTGCCCATACGCCCGCGCTGTTTGGAAACAGCTCCCATTTTGTCCACCCAGCGGCGCGCCTGATGCACGCTCGGATAAGCCGCCGCGTCCGAAAGCGGCACCAGTGCCAGCCGCCCCGCCTGCCAGTCGCGCAGAAACCACTCGAATGCGGCCGGTACGCTCGGCTTTTGCGGTGTTTGGTAATACCGTGTGATGAACACCGGCACCCAATCGGGTGCTTGCGCCGCCTTTTCCCGCACGCGCGCCACCATCGCCATTTCCAGCCTGCCGCCGCCCGCGTTTTTAGCCTTCTCCACCCAGCGCATCACCGTACGGCTGCTGGGAATCTCACCGCCGCCTCCGCGTTTGTCGTTTGCCAGCACCAACATCCGGTACAGGTGCGGATAGTCGGGATGTGCGGCCAGTGTCAGCATGGTGGTAACCACCTGCGCCATACTCCTGCCCGTCGCCTCCATGCTATCTAACACATTGCGTACCACCCCCGCGCGGGCATCCGCTTGGTCGCGCCGCTGCTGCGTGCAGCTGCCGTACACCTGCATCAGCATTTCCGTGTCTGCTCCTACGGCAGGTGGCAAAACGGTGGAGACGGACGGCACCGCCGCTAACGCTCCCACCTGTTGTTGGTGCAATATTGCGTCCCGAATTTCGGGTGGTGGCAGGTATTCGCGTTTCTTTCCGCCGCGTCCGCCT